CTTTCGAGCGCAGATGTGAGGGCTTTAAAACACAGCTTTGGTCAAGACAGATTTTAAAGCCCTCACATCTGCGCTCGAAAGAGTTCAGATTCTCGCGAGCACCGAGACACAGCCTGTCAAGATGTCGCTCTCAAGAGATGCCATTGAACTGTCTGTGAGGACGACGATAGGCAGTGCCACCGACTCAGTGACGGGCGAGACCGATTCAGACCTCGTGATAGGAATCAACGCGAGATATCTCGTTGGAGTGCTTAAAGCGGCTGAGACTGACAGCTTTCTTGTCAGCTCTCCCGTGTCTCCGTTGGTATTCAAGGACGATTCAAGCACCTATATTTTACTCCCGGTGCGACTGAGGGAAATAGCATGAGATACAACGACGCAGACCAAACACCGCCCGTTCAGACAACGGCGGCACAGGACGAACAAATAAAACAAATGACAGCAACCGATTGTATCAACTACCTATTTCAAATAATGAAGGGAGAAACAAAAAGATGAAGCTCTATGAACTCGACAACGAATACCTCGATTTTATCGCAGCTGTCGAAGATGAGACAATCCCGGAGGACGCTATCGAAGATACCCTCGAAATGCTCAACGGCGACTACAAAGACAAGCTGGACAACACCGTTTGTGCTATCAAGAATTTGACCGCCGAAGCTAAGATGATAGACGAAGAGATAAAAGCTCTGACGGCGAGAAAAAAAGCAAAAGAAAACTCCGTCGACTATCTTAAAAACTGCGTGTCTCGCTCTATGCAGTGCAGAGGCGAAACCTCTTTCGAGAGTGCGAGAAACAAAGTCGCCTTCCGCAAGTCTGAACGTCTCGTAATCGCAGATGAAGCCGCATTTGTGGAAAAATATCCGGAGTTTGTCACATTTACCCCGAAAATCAGCAAGACCGATGTCAAAACGGCGGTCAAGTCCGGCGAATCGTTTGACGGCGCGGACATTGTGGAAGTCCAGAACATTCAGATTAAGTGAGGTGCAACATGGATAATCTTGAAATTTACAGCAGGGTTTGCGAAGTGCCCGGCAACGCACAAAAGAAAATCGCGGCGGGTCGTATCAAAGGATTCACAGACATTAACCCGATGTGGCGCATAAAGAAGCTGACCGAGGTATTCGGGGCTTGCGGCATTGGCTGGTATACCGACGATATCAAACACTGGCTCGAGGATGGAGCAGACGGAACAAAGACGGCACATGTCACGCTCAACCTCTATGTCAAGGAAAATGGCGAGTGGAGCAAGCCTATCTTCGGCATCGGCGGCGCGTCGTACATATCGAACGAAAAGAGCGGAGCTTATACCTCCGACGAGTGTTTTAAAATGGCGTACACCGACGCGCTTTCCGTCGCGTGTAAAGCGTTAGGCTTTGGCGCGAATGTTTATTGGGCGGCAGGAAGAAGCAAATACAGCTCTCAGAACACCCAGTCGACACCCGCAGACGAAAAGATAAACCGTGAAGCCGTAAATCTTGCCACGCGCGACCTAATGGGCGAGTTTGCGAAGCTTAGAGGGAAAAGTATAGGCGAAGTAGAAAACGCGCTTATGCGCCAAATTTCAGCCCCTGAGGGCATGTCTCTTGAAACTATATCAGACAGTTTGGCAGAACGGGCAAAAACTCAGATAGCCGTCTGGCTTAAAGCGGCAAAGGGGCAGTCATGACGATTGAAAAAGCCGACTGGCTCTTTGAGACCGACGGATTCTATCTTAAGTTCAAGGTCAAAAACCGCGAAGAAGGTCAGCGCATAGTGGCAGAGGTTAAATCTTCGGACAAGCCCTATGAGTTGACCGTCGAGAAGAAAAAGCGCAAGCGCAGTCTCGACGCGAACGCCTATTGCTGGGTACTCATCGGAAAACTCGCCGCAAAGCTGCACCTTAGCATGATAGATATCTATCGAGACGCTATAAAAAACATTGGGGATAACTTTGAGACCATCTGTGTGCAGGACAAGGCGGTCGACAGGCTCCGCGACTGGTGGGAGCGCAACGGACTCGGGTGGTTGACCGAAACTTTCCCGTCAAAGATACCCGAATGCACGAATGTACAGCTGTTTTGTGGCTCATCGGCATATGACACGGCACAGATGTCCCGGCTGATTGACAACATTGTGCAAGAGTGTAAAGCGCAGGACATAGAAACGATGACCCCCGAAAAACTTGACCGATTAAAGGAGATGTGGAAATGAGGTCGATTCTTCAAGCGGACGAAGATATCTGCTATCTCTGCGGCAGGTCGGGCGCGGCTATGGACTGGCACCATTGTTTTGGCGGTTCGGCACGACACGCGAGCGAGGCATATGGCTTGAAAGTCCGTCTATGTCACATGGGCTGCCATATGTACGGCAAGAACGCAGTTCACGACAATCAGGCGGTGATGGACGAGTTGCACCGCGAAGCGCAGAAAAAAGCGATGTCATATTACGGCTGGGATAAAGATGACTTTATCCGGTTGTTCGGAAAAAATTACCTTTAAGGAGTGTAAAAAATGGAGAAGTTTGACTGTTTTGCTTATGGTACGTTGGCTAACGGCTCGAAAGGTTGCAGTGTACTGACCGACTGCGTGTGCAGCTCAGGCGAGTGCCCGTTCTACAAAACCAAAGCGCAAATCAAAGAAGAAAAAGAGCGCACCGAAGCTCGAATAAAAAGGCTCTACGGGACGACTACAAAGAAATTTTTGGAACTCAAAAGGAGTGTTAATAATGCTTAATTCAGTGATTCTTATGGGGAGGTTGACCGCCGACCCCGAACTCAGACAGACGCAGAACGGCATATTTGTTACATCGTTCACGGTAGCAGTCGACCGCCGTTTTCAGAGAGAGCAGACCGACTTTATCAACGTTGTCGCATGGAAGCAGACCGCCGAGTTCGTCGAGAAATATTTCAAAAAGGGCTCGCTTATCGCGCTTCGCGGCAGTATTCAGCAGCGCAACTATGAGGACAAAAACGGCAACAAGCGCACTGCATTTGAAGTTATTGCCGACGAAGTCAGCTTCTGCGGGTCAAAAGCGGACAAGCCGCAGACCCCGAACAACGACGACTTCGAGGAAATACCCATAAGCGACGACTTGCCGTTCTGAGGTAGCGAGATGAACATAGTCGACTTTATACCCAAAGGCAAGGAAAACGCGGTCACGCGGGAAGCACTCTGCATTTATACGGGGCTCGACGACCGAACCGTTCGCAAGCTGATAGAGCTTGCAAGGGACGGCGGAGCGCCTATTCTCTCATCGTCGCATAGCGTCGGTTATTGGCTTTCCGATGACATTGTCGAGATTAAAGCTTTTCTCAATGAGACAGACCGCCGTTGCAGAAGCTTGTCACGCAGAGCGCAAGGGCTCAGACGCTATGTAGCGGAGCGCGAGGGAAAATATGCCGTTCCCGTACAAGCCCATTTCAGGACGATAAAAAGGAGCTGAGGCAATGGAGCTCAAATGGATAAAACTCTGCGTTAATATCTTCGACGACGAGAAAATAGCGCTCATCGAGAGTATGCCCGACGCTGATTCCATAATTGTTATATGGTTCAAAACCCTCTGTCTCGCGGGCAAGCAGAATAACTGCGGCGTGCTTATGCTTAGTGACCGCATACCATACACCGAGGAAATGCTTGCAACTATCTTTCGCCGCCCTATGTCTACTGTGCGACTCGCTCTTACCACCTTTGAAAGCTTCGGAATGATAGAGGTTGTGAACGGCACAATAACTATCCCGAATTGGGAGAAGCACCAAAGTGTCGATAAGTTAGCCGAACTCAAGGAGTACAACCGACTCGCACAACAAAAATCCCGCGCAAAAAAGCGTGCCTTGCAGGCTGTCAATGACATGTCATTGACATGTCAACGAAGTCAAGGCATAGAAGAAGATATAGATAAAGATATAGAAGAAGATATAAAAGAAATAGATAAAGAAAAGCCCACGCGCCACAAATACGGTGAATATCAAAATGTCCTACTGTCTGACGAAGACCTTGAAAAGCTCAAAACAGAGTTCCTCGATTGGTCTGACAGAATCGAACGCCTGAGCGCGTATATGGCAAGCACTGGCAAAAGTTATAAAAACCACCTTGCCACTATCAGAAGCTGGGCGCGGCGTGATAGCAGAACCCCGACCGCAGATGTTAAGCCAAAAGGACAAGCTTCATATGACATCTCGGAGTTTGAGCGTCAGAACATGTCAAAGCCGATAGCCTACAAGAAAAAATAATGCAGTGCCCGGGCGAAAGTCCGGGCAGAAAGGAAAAATTATGGATTGCAGCAAAACGATAGACTTTTTTGCCGAAGCAAAAAGGCTTTGCGATTCACGCACCGCATGCACGGCTGATGTAGCTAACAAAGAGCGATGCCCGCTGCTTGCTTTTTGCGGGAGCACTTTTACAACAGGACGCGCCGAAGAAACTATAACGGCAATTAAAAATCTGCAAAAGTGGAGCAACGAACACGCGAAAAAGACTTATAAACAGGACTTTTTAGAGAAGTTTCCAAAAATGCAGAGCGGTTCGGACGGAACCCCGTTTGTATGCAGAAAAACAATATACGCCGGAGAGTGTCCAAGGATAGAATGCGACGAGTGTTGGAATGAATCTATGAACGATGAAGAAACAAAAGGAGCTTAACAAAATGAAAATTGTTTTAGACGATGGAGCTTTTAAGCCCTACAAGGCGCATCCCGAAGATGCAGGATTTGACCTCATGGCAAGAGAGTATAAGATAGTCCCAGCGCAGGGTAGCGCGACATTTGACACAGGCGTACATATCGAGATACCGCAGGGTTTTGTCGGATTTCTCAAGAGCAAGAGCGGACTTAATGTCAAGCGCGGAATAACGAGCGAGGGCGTTATTGACGCGGGCTACACAGGCAGTATCTGTGTCAAACTTTACAACAACACCCGGATTCCCTATATGGTCGAAAAGGGAGACAAAATATCGCAACTCGTCATTTTGCCGATTTGCAGCGACGAGCTTGAAGTCGTCGATAGTCTCAACGAGACGGCACGCGGCAATAACGGATTCGGCTCAAGTGGGAGGTAAACAAAATGAATTGTAAAGACTGCATACACAATGAAGTTTGTCACATGCAGGAAGTCTGCAACGACATTGAAGAGCAAATAAAAGAGTTGGGCTGTATGGATTTTATTGCTCGCGCTGATGTGCAAGGGATTAAACACGGGAAGTGGATTGAAACTCAAGAGCCGCTGGGCTGGTGCGATGTTGATTGCGCTGAATGTTCTGTTTGCCATGAAAGTTGGATTATAGACGAAGATTCAAGCATTGACGATTACGAATGTATGTGGCATTACTGCCCCCACTGCGGAGCAAAAATGGACGGAGGTAAAAAATGAGTGATTATATCGAGCGTGATTTGCTTTTGGCAGAAATAAAAGAACTTAAAAAGTCTCCGTGGTATAACGGCGGTTATGGAACTTATGAAAGAAATATCCGCCGCGAGGCAATCGACATTATTGTAGACCTTTGCATAAGGTCAGCTCCTGCTGCTGATGTACAAGAGATTAAACATGGCGAATGGATTGAGGATAGCTATTACGATATTCCTTGCGTATGTTCATGTTGCGGAGCGGAAGCGCAATATACAAGCACCTTTAAAGAAACATTTGACTATGATTGGGAAAAAAACTTATGCCCTACAGGGTACGAAGAAATAAGAGAATATATTAAAACACCGTTTTGCTCTAACTGCGGAGCAAAAATGGACGGAAAAGAGGTTGAGGGAGAATGACATACGAACAAACAAGGGAACAATTTTTGCTTGCTTGGAATTCAAACGCTTATCTCAATATGTGCGAATCGGACGATATGCACAACGCTATTGTTGCCCTCGAAAAGCAGATACCGAGAAAGCCTGTTGAGGTAAGGAATGAAATAGTGTGCCCGACTTGCAAAACATTAGTTGGGTCAAGCCCTTATTGCCGATACTGCGGACAGGCTTTAGATTGGAGTGACAACAATGCGTGAGATACTTTTCCGTGGCAAGCGAACAGATAACGGCGAATGGGTTGAGGGATATTATTATAAAGCTAAATATTGCAGAACTGATGACAAGCTTTGTGATTATATTACTATTCCGTACATAGAACAATGCAACTTGCCGAATTCGCACTATATTGTAAACCCTGAAACCGTAGGACAGTGCATAGGTCTGAAAGATAGAAACGGCATAAATATTTTTGAGGGCGATATAGTAAAGAGAGTTTGGCTCGGCAAAATGTGCATTTATCAAATTGTCTATGACAACGGTCTCGCGAGTTTTATCGGGCAAGCGGGCGTGAGATTTACAACATTTGATTATGATTCAACCGAATTTGAGGTTGTCGGCAATATCTACGATAATAAGTTGGGGGATTTTTAAAATGGACTATAGCGATTGTTTAGGATATCAGCTTGGATTTTGTCGGTTAAGGTGTACCAAACCCGAAAGCTGTGATGATTTCAAAAGCAAATCGAAGTTAATCGTGTTACCGTGTGGCGTTGGAGACACAGTTTGGTATATCACAGGAATAGGACGCAATCTAATTAAGCCGGCGAAAATAGAAGAAATTATTATAGACAAAGACGGTATAAAAGACTTATATGTGCAAGGTGATAGTTGCAGTTTTGAAAACTCGTTTGATATTTTTTATACTACCAAAGAAGAGGCACAAAGAGCTCTTGAAGGAGACAGCAAGGAGGTAACGGATAATGTCTGATGCAGATAGGTGCGTCTGTTGTGACGCGATAATTCCCGAGGGACGACAGATATGCCCGCAATGCGAGCGCAAAAGATACATCTACACTATCCCCGATATCCCGCCCTCGCTCAACAAGTTTGCCGGGCGCGAGAATGTATGGGCGTACAGGGCGGATAAAAAGCAGTGGCAATCCCTTTGCGCGGTGTACTGCCGCCCGAAGCCGTCCGAGCCGATAAAAAAGTGCGTTGTCAGAATTACATACTTCTTTCGCACAAGGCAGAGGCACGACCCCGACAATTATAACGGCAAGTTTATCCTTGACGGCTTGCGCGAAGCCGGAATAATCGAAGATGACAGCTTTTCAAATGTCGAGCTTCAGCTGTGCGGGAGCTATGACAAGGAAAATCCGAGAACAGAGATAGAGGTGATATTGTGACCGTTCCCGAATACGTCAACCGAATAAAGCACCTTGACAATGAGTTATCATTCAAACAGCGTCAGAAATCGGAGCTGTTTGATATGTTGGTATCAATTACCGCCCCGCCGTCCGAGTCGGTGCAGAAGACAGCAGAGGACAAAATGAGCAGCTTAATATCTCAATATGTCGACTTAGGCAACGAAATCATAGAGATATATCAGAAAAAATTCGCCGCCGAAAACGAGTTTCAGGCTCTTGTGAGCCAACTCCCGCCGCAGTGGGAAGAGTTTCTGCTTTTGAGGCACCTCAGTAGGATGAGCTTTGAAGACATTGCAGAAGAGATGGGATATTCCCGAGAGTGGTGCTGGAAAACGAACAAGAAAGCTTGCGCGGCACTCGAAGAACTCCTCAACGCTAAAAGTGTACAGTAAAATACTGTAAAATACAGTGAAATACAGTTGGGAGATATGATATCATATAGATGTAAAAGTGGACGGGCAACCGCTTTTACTTCTTTTCTCCGTTCATGTTGTTTACCACATCTCCACCGCTCGCCGGTGCGGAAAACCGGCTCCTTTCTTACCGCCTCGCCCTGCGGCGGGGTTAATAGCAGGGCTTTTATGCGGAGCTTTCAGGCGATATGCGCATAAGCGCATTGAAGGTTCGAGTCCTTTGCTCCGATCCAAAAACTATTTAAGTCGCTGCCGCCAAGAGCGCGAGGAAGCGCGAGAAGTTAAGTATCGGGCGTTCCGGGACGAATCGGGCGCACAAGTTTGCGGACGGTAAAACGATGGCTGACGACAAGACGCAGCTCGGGTGGCACATATGGTGGCATACGGTTATCTTCGGGGCTGATATACCCCGACAGTTCGGTTCAACTCCAACTTTGCACACCTACAAGTTAATTCCTTCCCATTGGTTGTCGGTGGTTATTCGGTTGTCGGATATCCGCCGACAACGCTTTAAAAATTCAGGTGATAACATGGAGATAATTACAAAGAAAGTAAAAGACCTCAAGCCGTATGAGCGCAACCCGCGCAGAAATGACGAAGCGGTGGAGTATGTCGCCGAGAGCATATCGGAGTTCGGCTTCAAAGTTCCGATAGTAATTGACGGTGACGGCACAGTCATATGTGGTCACACGAGGCTAAAGGCGGCAAAGAAGCTCCACTTGGCGGAGGTGCCTTGCATTGTTGCCGATGACCTCGACGACGAGCAGATAAAGGCATTTAGGCTCGCTGACAACAAAGTCGCAGAAAAGGCGGAATGGGACTTCGGTTTCCTTGACAAAGAGCTCGGCGGCATATTCAACTTTGACATGGGCAAGTTCGGATTCAACTTCATGGCACCGGAAGTCAAGAAAAAGAACAAGCTCGATACCAAGACGCGGAAAGCAAATATTCTGAATCTTGAGAGGGCACAGTTCTCCGGGGTCGGCAAATATGACATACCCGAGATACAGCCGGTATATCAGCTCCCGGAGGTCACAGATTGGATTCCATTCGACTTTATGTTAAGTGACAAACGAAGCCCGGAAGAGAAGCAAAAAACAGGTATTCACTTTTTCCGTGACGACTATAAGTTTGAGCGGATCTGGAACACGCCCGAGAAGTATATAGAAAAGCTCGCAGAATATGCTTGTGTGCTCTCTCCTGACTTTTCACCATACGGTGATATGCCTATGGCAACACAGATATTCAATCATTATCGTAAACATTGGGTAGCGGTCTATATGCAGGAATGCGGGTTAACCGTTATCCCGACTATCAGAGCAAGCACTGATGAGCGCTCTTTTGATTGGTATTTAGACGGCGAGCCAAAGCATAGCATTGTCGCCATATCGACTATGTGGGTGAAAGAAAACAGCGAAAATTTCCCGATTTGGGAGCGAGAATATCAAACGATGGTCGATATTCTGTGTCCGCAAAAAATCTTCATCTATGGGGACATACCGAACAATGTCACACACAAAAATGTCAAGAGGATAGAAAGCTTTTCAGAGAAAAGGTGGGGCAATTAATGACGACAAAACAATTTAGACAGCTTTATAAATATGTCAATGCGATTTATTCCGGCGATTATATCGTTTTCAAGGTCAGCAAACACAGGTGGGAACTCTACCACATACCAACAGAAGAAACTCAGATATACAAGACCTTTGACGAACTCGCCAAAAACGAAGTTGTGGCAAAGATTATAGAAACCTATGTTGAACGCGGGCTTAAACTGGATATGCCAAAAGGGTCGCGCGAAGGGCAAAGGGACACATTCGGAGATGGCGACGAACGTGGTCGTGGTATAGATGAAACAGTAAACGATTTCCCGTCACGAGTAAACATCGACAAGGAAAAGTCAACAGAAGAGAAAACTTTACAGCAATTTAGAAAAATGTATGCAAATGCTGAGAAAGAGCACGGCTTTGCCGTTGACGAACAGGGATATGTCACGACATACAAACACGGAAACCTTTCGTCAGTATCGTGGACACCGGAAGAGCTGAAAGACCGATTAATATACCATAATCACCCGAGCGGCGGAGCGTTCTCAAAGGCTGATATGTCGACAACTGCACAAACAAGAGCGCGCGGAATAGTTGCAAGCGGCAGACACGGCGATTATATATTTATTAAAACTCAGAAATTCGATGCCGTAGGATTTCAAAAAGCGCTCGCAAGCGCAAAGACGACCGCGAAAGACTACAACGAGGGCGTTGACCGTTGGTTGAGAAGAAACGCAAAAAAATATGGCTTTAAATACGAGTTCAAAAAAGCGTAATTCATTATCATTCCATATGCATAAGCAAAGGAAATAAAAGAGAGGTGGTGGCATGGCTAAACAAACAGATTTCGCAGGCAAAAGGCACACTTTAACAGTGGAAGACCAGAGGAAAGGCGGAAAGCGTTCAGGCGAGGTGCGCCGTGACCTAAGAGATACCCGCGAAATAGTGAGACGCGCCATGTCGATGTACCTCAAAAACAGTGACCCGGCAGAGGTCAACTACCTGAGCGAGATAACGGACGAAGCTAATATATCAGCCAAAGAGGCGATGATATACGCGCAGCTCAACCGGGCGATGAACGGCGACACAATGGCATTTAAAGCGTTGATGGAGCTCGCAGCCGAGAATGGCGGTCAGCAGCAGAGCGACATATCAGAGCTTTACAAGGCACTGGACGGTGACGACGAATGAAAATAACAACACTGTCGCCGAAGCAAAAAGAGATTCTGCGTTGGTGTCACGGCAAGGATAAAGACAAATATGACGCTATTATATGCGACGGTGCAGTCCGTTCAGGCAAGACCGTCTGCATGATTCTGTCGTTCATTCATTGGGCTATGCGGTATTTTGACGGTCAGACGTTCGCTATATGCGGCAAGACCGTCCAATCGGCAGAGCGTAACATAATAACGCCGCTGCTCGGAATGACCGATTTAACGGCGTATTTTGAGCTTAATTATAAGAGGTCAAGCAAGCTTCTTGTGGTGACCGGAAACGACAAGACAAACTATTTCTATGTGTTCGGCGGCAGAGACGAGAGTTCGGCGTCGCTCATTCAGGGCATGACACTCGGCGGCGTTCTGCTCGACGAGGTCGCCCTTATGCCTCGCTCGTTTGTTGAACAGGCTATCGCGAGATGTTCGGTGACCGGGTCAAAGTACTGGTTCAACTGCAATCCCGACAGCCCGGCACATTGGTTTTACGAAGAATGGGTGACAAAGCCCGAAGAGAAACATGTCTACCACATACACTTTTTACTAACCGACAATCCGTCACTTACCGACGAGATAAGAGAGCGATATTTCAGGCTTTACCCGTCGGGAGTGTTTTATCAGCGGTTTATTTTAGGTCTGTGGGTAGCGGCAGATGGGCTTGTTTACGATGTCGATGTCAACAGTTTAATTGATGATACCGTCCCGGAACAGGGGCGTTATTTTATATCTATCGACTATGGCACATTGAATCCGTTTTCGGCGGGTCTGTGGTGCTTAAACGGCAAGACGGCGACGCGCATTAAAGAGTTTTATTATGACGGTCGCAAGCGACAGAGACAAATGACCGACGAGGAATATTATAAAGCGGTCGAAGAACTCGCCGAGGGCTATGACATTGAGCGAATAATTGTCGACCCGTCCGCCGCGAGCTTTATCACCTGCATAAGAAAGCACGGTAAGTTCTCGGTGCGCAAGGCAAAAAACGATGTAATTGACGGAATCCGAGTCACTTCTGAGATGGTCAAAGGCGGCGTCATAAAGATAAACTCGAGCTGCCAGGGCATCTTGAAAGAGTTCGGCATGTATCGCTGGGATGAGAAATCGACCGTTGACAAGGTTGTAAAGGAATACGACCACGCGATGGACGATATGCGTTACTTTTGTTACACGGTATTAAGGAGGGAACTCCGCTGGATGGGGTATAGGGGTGATAAAGATGACAAGGATTAAACGGTGGATATGCGATAAGTATCTGCCCTCTTATGCCCGCGAGAGTGCCGCAGAGGAGACGCGCAGACTCAAGGCAAGGATATTTGACCTTGAAAGTGAAAACGCCCGTCTGAGGGCATATATCGAGGGATTTGAGCGCGGTACGCGGCAGATGCGCAAAATAATCATCAACACGGGGGATAAGAAATGAGTGTAATATCTGCACTGCTTAACTGCAACAAAATATATAACTTTTCCGATGCCTTTGGAGTCAAGGACATAACAACGGCGGAGATGCAAGAGGCTATAAAGCTGTGGCTTACAATGTACTTTGACCACAAAGACAAGGAGCTTGACGATTGCCAGAGGCTTCCGGTGCTTATAGTCAACAAACTTGTAAAAACGGCGTTCTCGGAGTATTCCGCGAGCTCGGGAAATACATTTGCGCAGTCGGTGCTTGAGGACATTGAAAAAACGAGGCGAGCGGCGTTTCAGCAAATGTTAATCTCCGGTGAGTGCCTTATAAAGCCCGTGCCGACCGCTGACGGCTTTATATTTGTACCGATACGGCGTGACTGTTTTGTTCCCCTCTCGCGCAACGAGCGCGGGGAGCTTGCGAGCGTGGGTACGGCAGAGTTGACGGTGGAGGGCGGCGACTATTACACATTACTTGAGCGCAGGACGGCGGGCAATGTGTTGACTATCGAGACGAAACTTTTCCGCTCCGGCGATGCCGGAACTTTAGGAACAGAGGTACCGCTTGCGTCGCTTGCTAAATACGCAAATTTACAACCTATAATGCAGTTGCCCGTTGCTGGGCTGGGGCTTGCGAGCCTTAAATCGCCGCTCTATAACACGGTTGACGGGTCTTTTGACGGCGTGTCAATATACGCTCCTGCCGCTGACCTTATCGCGAGGATAAACCGCAATGAGCAACAGCTGTGCAGCGAGTTTGAACTCGGCAGAGCGCGAATAATGGTATCTGACGACCTTATAAAGCGCGACGGCAACGGCAATAAGCGCGTTGTGGATGATGTATTCACACGGTTTGACGGCGACCCGCAGGACTTCGGGTTGACGATATTCTCACCCGCGTTCCGCGAGCAGAGCTATCTTGCAAGAAAAACGGAGTATTTGCGCAACATCGAGAGCCTTATTGGTTTTAAGCGCGGCATTCTGTCGGATGTCGAGTCCGCAGAGCGCACGGCGACGGAGATCACATCCTCTGACGGCGACTATAACCTTACAATTATCGACTTGCAGAGCGCGTGGACGCAGGCGGTCAGAGACTTGCTTGTAATTTGTTCTGCACTTGGCGAGATTTACCGCATGAACGGTCACAGCACGATTGACCCTGACGAGGCGGTGTTTGATTACGGCGATGGTGTACTTTATAACCGCGACAAGACCTGGAATGAGTATGTCGGTATGGTGCAGATGGGCTTGATTAAGCCCGAGATAGCTGTAGCGTGGTATTTTGAGGAGTCGTGCAAGACTCCGGCAGATATCGAAAATATCCGTGCGAAGTATATGCCGGAAATAGAAAGCTTGACGCAGAGCGGTGATGAATAATGCTGTCGCCTGAAAAGATTGATGCGCTGAATGTGCTTGCCGGGCGGGTTGTTGACCCGGTGACCGACTATCTGCTTGCCGATATAGCGCGACGGATAGCGCAGGCGGGTGAAATAACATCAACGGCTGGATATCAGATATGGAAAGCGCAACAGCTCGGCGCGAGCCGAAAAGAAATAAAAAAGCGCGTGGCGGAGCTGCTGAAGCTGTCGAAAGACGAGACAGAGAAGCTTTTTAAGCAGTCGGCGAAAGACGGATATCAATTTGATATGTCGCATTTGCCGACTGAATCGATACCGTTTGAAAAAAACGACAGTCTGCAACAGATAGTTTCCGCCGCTGTCGAGCTTGCCAAAGAGGATTTTACAAACATCACGCAGACAATAGGCATGATTGACCCATACGGCAACGAATTACCGCTATACAAGGCATACAATGCGTGTTGCGATTACGCTTTTAAGCAAGTGTTTACAGGCGCGACGGATTATAACACGGCAGTGCGGCAGGCTTGCAAAAATCTGTATGATAAAGGGCTTGTCGCCGTTGACTATCAGAGCGGCGTAAGAACATCGCTTGAAGCTGCTGTGCGTCGTAATATCATGGGTGGTCTCGGGCTTATGCAAGAGAAAATAAGTGCCGAAGATCATGACAAAATGGGCGCGGACGGCTGGGAGATATCTGCACACGCCGCGAGTGCCCCCGACCATGAGCCGATACAGGGCAAGCAGTACAGCGACGCGGAATACACAGAGCTCAACAACAGCCTCGTGCGCCGTATCGGTACTCTTAACTGCGGACATGCCGCTTTTCCGATTATCTTGGGTGTATCAAAGCCCGTATACACCGCCGAACAGCTTGAAGATTTTAAGCGCAAAAACGCGGAGGGCATAACCTATGACGGTAAGCATTACACAACATATGAAGCAACGCAGATACAGCGCCGACTTGAGCGGTCAATCCGCAAGTGCAAACGCGAAATAACCGTCCGTGAAGCGGCGGGCGACGAAGAAAAGCTCAAACTCGCGCAGGTGCGTTATACCCGATTAAATCAGGAATATGCCCGCTTTTCAAAATCCGCAGGGCTGAGAACACAGACCGAACGGTTGCGGACTGCCGGATTTGATTATAAGCAGGGCAGAGAAGCGACAAAAACGGCAAGAGCAGCCGCAAGGTAAAAAAATTTCTATCATTACATCACAATTCAATAATTACAGCGTTTTGCGGTCAAATGCAAGGCGCTGTTTTTTATATCCCGATATTAACGCTGTCCCGGTGGCGGCGTTTTTATACAATTTCAATGCGGACAGATTCCGCAGGAAGGATGAACCAGATGTTTATTTTTTCAAGAAAACTCAAGCTGTTCCCGGAGGGCGAACCCGGCGCAGGTCAGACCGACCCGGCACCGAGCACACCGCCCGCGCCTACAGGTAAAACCTTTTCTGAGGATTATGTGCACGATCTGAGGAACGAGGCAGCAGGGTACAGAACGCAGAACAAAACCTATGAGGCAGCACTCCGAAAGGCGCTCGGCGTAGCTGACGGCGAGGAACTGGGCGATATCGATAAGCGCATATCTTCGCGCGAGCAGGCACAGCAGACCGCCCTTGCAAATGCCCTTAAACAGGCAAATGACCGTCTTATAGAGGCGGCAATCAGCTCAAAAGAGGGCTATGACAAGAAGCTGCTCTCAAAAGTCGTTGACCGCTCGAAGCTCAAGGTAAAAGACGACCTTACCATTGACGGACTCGATGACGCAATCAAAGCCGCCGAAGAGGAATTTCCGGCGGTAAAGGTAAACGGCGCGCCGCCTTTTGCGGCAGGCACGGGCACTATGCCCATTGGAAACAAATACACCCCCGAAGAGGCGGCAATAAGAGCCGCTATGGGACTTAAGATTGACTAAGGAGGTCAAATTTAATGGCAAATAGTATAGCACTTGCAAAACAGTTTGTGGCGATGCTTGACGAGGTTTATAAGGTCGCGTCGCTTACTTCCGACCTTGACGGCGCAGCAGAGCTTGTCAGAGCCGGGGCAAACGCAAATGAGCTTATAATTCCCAAGCTCGACATGAGCGGACTCGGCGATTATAGCCGTAACAGCGGTTATGTTGACGGCGATGTCACGCTGACCAACGAGACCGTGCAGTGCAACTTTGACAGAGGTAGGATGTTTACGGTTGACAATATGGACAACCAGGAGACCGCCAATATCGCTTTTGGCAGACTCGCAGGCGAGTTTATCAGGACTAAGGTTGTTCCCGAGCTTGACGCTTTCCGCTTCGCGAAATACGCAGGCACTACCGGCATATCCAAGGTTGCCACCGGTGCGACTCTTTCCGATGGCGCGGCAGTGATCGCCGCACTCAGAGCCGCGATCACCAAAATGGACGAGGACGAAATCCCCACCGAGCAGAGATATCTTTACATTACTCCCACCCTGCATGGACTCGTGCAGGATATGGACACCACCAAGAGCCGCGAGGTACTTACCCGTTTCGCAAAGGTTGTCGATGTCCCGCAGTCGAGATTTTACACTGCAATCGCACAGAAGTCTGGTAAAATCATCACCACCGGTCAGGGCGACGGTGCTTCTACCGTTGACGAGACCGCAGGCGGTTATACAAAGGCAACTGACGCAAAGGATATCAACTTTATGGTTATCCACAAGCCCGCAGTTATCCAGTTCCAGAAGCATGTTGCGCCGAAGTTCATTTCGCCCGACCAGAATCAGACCGCCGATGCGTGGAAATATGGCTATCGCAATGTCGGCATCGCCGACGCCTACGAAAACAAGGTTGCGGGTATCTATCTGCACCACAAGGCGTGAGGTGACGCGATATGACGGTAATAGGTCTTATTTTCCCCAAGGAAGAAAAGAAGTTCCGCTGCGATATCTGCGGCAAGGAATACAAGGGCGAGACTGCGCTTGAAAAGCATAAAGCGGAGAAGCACGGCAAGGAGTGAGCGAATTGCAGTACGCAGAATATGGCTTTTATTTAAACGACTATCTCAAGGGGCGCGAAGCGGCTTTAAACAAGAGCGATTTTGACTTTTATGCGGTCAAAGCTACCAAGGTTATTGAACAGTACACATTTGGGCGTGTCGAAACAGTGACCGACGATGTCAAGAATTGCTGTTGCGAGCTTGCCGAGAATATGCAGGCAGAGGCGAAAACCTCCGAGCGCAGCGGCGTAACATCCGAAAAAGTCGGTGATTATTCCGTGTCTTACGCGTCGGCAGCGGACGAGCGTACCGAGAGAAGCGCGGAATGTCGTCATATTCTGCGTCTGTGGCTCGGTGACACGGGTTTACTTTACAGGGGGTAAAGATGTATACCAACACAAAAGCAACCGTGTACCGCCTTATAGGGGGCAAATACGAGCGGATATTCCTGCCGCACGTTTTTTGGGATATGAAGTCAACCGCCTCGACGGGCAAAAACGGCAAGACCGAGAGCGACACGGTGACGGTTTTTCTGCCGTTGCTCTTGCGGCTTACTCCGCAGAAAGACCTTATAATCAAAGACTCTGTACCTCTGACGATTGATAACTCTACCGAGGAAGCTCAGAGCGCGAGCGTAAAAAAGCTTTTTGCTGGGTATGATGTTCACACGGTCATGGCTTGCCGGATGTGCGATTATGGCTCGGCGGAAATGCGCCACACCGAGCTTGATGTGAGGTGATAGCGTGTCCGACAAAATAAAGCAACCCGACAATATGGAATATACCGGGACGATAAATGTCAAGATTCACTGGAATCCGCAATTTGCAGAAGAGATGAACCAAAGGGCGTATAGAATTCAGTGCGTTATCGACTCTGATGTCATTAAGTTTATGACACCGTATATCCCGTATCAGTCCGGCTTTTTGGCGACAAAGGCATTGACTATCCCTACTGTCATAGGTACTGGCGAAATCCGACAGTTGGGTCCGTATGCACATTATCAGTACATGGGCGAGATATATGGTCCCAATATCCCAGTCAAAGAAAAAGGCGAGATTGTAGGTTGGTGGTCACCGCCGAGTAAAGCCCCGACGGGGAGACCGCTGACGTATGATACCACAAAAAATCCGCTCGCAGGTTCGCACTGGTTTGAGCGTATGAAAGCCGACCGTGCGGACAAAATTCTTGCCGACGCGCAGGAGGCGGCAAATAGATGAACATAATCGAAACCGTAAAAAAAACACTCTCTCAGTGTCCTAAAATAGACGACTTTTGTAACGGCTTGCATGTCGATTTTTCCGAGAATAAAAGCGGAGATTTCGGGCTCTATTCGTCCGGAGATGCGCTTGTCGGAAAAGATATTTTAGGCAATGAGAAACGCAAACACAGCTTTGTACTGTACGCCAACGGCAGACCGTTTAATGAGTTTGACCGACTGGCGCACAGTGCTTTTTTATTGGAGCTGAACTACTGGCTCGAGAAGCAGAAACATATCGCGGTGACATCTATCGTTGACGGCAAAGAGCTGTCCGGCGAGATAACGAAGATGAGCTGCGCGAATGCAATGCTTTTTGCAGTCCCGACAGGGAACGTGAACGACGGCGTCACATATCAGCTTCAAATCTACGCCGAATATACCATAGAAAGTGAGGAGTTTTAATGCCTGGAACTACTGCCAATACGGCAAACGCAAAGATAGAGCGCAAATATCTTGCACACTACATCGATTCGTCGTTTAATGGCACAGCTGCAAACTATGTCCGTTTGGGCAAAGACCTTGAAGAGTATGCGATTGAGATGAATCCGGACTCGGAGACCAAAAAGAACATACTCGGCGAGAACTCGACCAATGTCAAGGGCTACGAGCCGCAGGGCTCTGTTGACCCTTATTATGCTTATAGTGGCGACCCGCTCTATGAGCACCTTGCGTCCATAATCAACGACCGTGCGACTGGCTCGGCTCTTGAAACAACTGTCGTTGACGCGCTGTTCAAGACCGACGGCTCGTGTGAGTGGGCGTATCGTGAGAACGCTATTATCATTCCGCAGTCGATAGGCGGCGAAGACGGCGTTCAGATTCCCTTTGAAATCCACTACAATGGCGGACGCACAAAGGGAACTTTTGATGCGGCAACAAAAACGTTTACCGCAGATTCGTCCAAGTAATCAAAAAAAGAGGGGCTGCTTCGGCAGCCTCTCTCCCTTTTTAGGAGGTAAAACATGGCACAGCAGCGACAGAGTATAAACTTTGACGACGGCTTTAAAAGCTACGAAATTAACGGCGACCCGCAGAGAATTGTCCGTATAGATACCGCCGACTACGGACTTATAGAGCGTCTGCGAAACGCTAAAAACAATATAAACGAAGAAATGAAAAAATACGAGAACGTAAAGATAAAGAGCGACGGTTCGGCAGACCTTGACGATGAGACGGCAGCTGATAGTCTCCGCGACCTCGGCAAGTTCATATGCGGTCAGTTCGACTATATCTTCAACTCCGAAGTGTCCGGCGTTCTGTTCGGCACAGCTTCACCGCTTTCAACTCGTGGCGGCGTTCCGCTTTTCGAGCGCGTTTTCAATGCAGTTCTCCCGATCATAGAAACTGACATAAAATCCGAGCAGAAGAAAGCCGAAGCCCGTATCAAAAAGTACGAAGCCGAAGCCGCGAGGTTTAAAAATAGCTTATGATAGGCTATCTTCCGACCACGCTCGAAGTGGCAGGCAAAGAATATTCTATCTGTTCCGATTATCGCGTTGCGCTTGTCATTTTCGAGGCATTCGATGACCCTGAACTTAACGATTATGACCGCATGGAAGTGATGTTGAGGTGCTTGTACAAGGACAGCATACCGCCGGAGTTAGTCGATGAAGCCCTAAAAAAAGCGGCGTGGTTCCTTGACGGCGGTGAGGACTACCGAGAAGCAAGCCAACAGCGACAAAAAAAAGTCATGTCATGGTCTCAGGATGAAAAAATGATTTTTTCGGCGGTCAATAAGACCGCCGGGCAGGAAGTCCGCGCCGTGCCCTATATGCATTGGTGGACATTTCTCGGCTATTTCGCAGAGATTGGCGAGTGCCTTTTCTCGACAGTCCGTTCTATCCGTGAAAAGAAGAACAGACACAAGAAGCTCGACAAGTGGGAGCAGGAATTTTACAAAGAACACAAAAAGATGATAGATATTGAGCGCAAATACTCGGCACAGGAACAGGCAGAACGTGACGCGCTCAATAAACTTTTAGGATAGCGGGGGGTGATTGAATGGTTGACGGCTCTCTCAAATTTGACACAAAATTTGACACGGACGGCGTGAATAAAGCGACGGACATGGTGAATAAATCGGTGTCACGTATGTATCAGCGCGTCAAACAGGCGTTCAGCGGCAAGGAAGTTGGTCAGTCGTCGGCGAAGATGAAACGGTTGCAGAACAATGTCGATGAAGCAAATGCCAAAGTCGAAAAGCAGATAGCCGAAGTCGAAAGGCTGCGCACGGAATATGAAAATCTCAAATCTGACGACGGATATATCGAGCCGGAAGCCGCCAAACCGCTGATAGAACAGGCGGAAACGCTCAAAGCGAAAATCGCCGAAGCAAAACAGCAAGTCGCCGAATACGACAAGCAGTGGGAACATGGCGTTGCCGGAGCTGACGGCAAATCCGGCGAGTGGGTTGACAAAGTTCACAGCTTACAGGCGGAATATGACAAAGTCCTTGAAAAAATCGAAAAGATTGAAAGTAAAGCCGAAGCGAAGCACCAGACCGACCGTTCCGCTCAGCTTGCCTCGTCCGAAGCGGCTATCGTAGATGCAGAGAAAAAGCTCGGCGGACTCAAAAGTAAAGCCGATATTGCGAAAACAAAGCTCCGGGAAGCCCTGAGCGCCAAAGCACCTGCGGGATTTAAAAAGGGCTTGACTGGAGCTACTGCCGGTCTTGATAAATTTGTCAAGCGCATAGGCGGTCTTGCAAAGCGAGTTTTCATTTTTACTGTCATAACAAAGGCACTCAGAAAGCTTAAAGAGCTGCTCACCTCTATGACCTCGTCGGACAAGCAGATACAGACCTCTCTTGCCAACATAAAGGGTAATCTCTTGACGGCGTTTCAGCCGATATACGAGTTTGCATTGCCTGCGATTAAAGCGTTACTGCACGCGCTCGAACAAGCATCGGCTTTTCTCGCGTCGTTTACCGCCGCGCTTTTCGGCAAATCTGTATCACAGATGCAGAAAAACGCAAAGGCGCTTAATAAGCAAGCAACGGCGACAAGCAAGGTCGGCAAGGCGGCGGAAAAAGCTTCTCGAAGCCTTGCGAGTTTCGACGAGCTGAATCAGCTCAGTGATAACGGCGCAAGCAGTTCAGGCGGCACAGATGCGTCGTCTGCACCCTCATTTGACAACGAGATAGCCGATTTGGACAGCAACATAAAGAGAGTAACATCACAGGCAATGACGCTCGCAGGTGTCGGGTTGGTGCTTGTCGGCATTGCGACTGCCTCGATACCTGCAATTCTTACAGGCGTTGCTCTTATAATGATGGGCGTGACAATGCGAGAGGGCACGGGAACGCTTACAAAACCTAACTGGGTAGACCAAGTTATGTTTTGTAAGCGTTCCCGTGCCCTC